AGTTTATGCCGATCACGGTAATAAAACTCGTACCAGTGGCGACATCAATGATATATCGGTTGGTGCGTATTTAGCTTTACAGGCTGGTGCTAAGGGTGTGATGGTGGCTCAACTGGATTTATCTAGTACCTCTAATCCTGACAGTCCTTCTAATTCAGAGCTAGAGACCGCGTTCAGCAATATGATTTCCAAACTTGAACAGATTACTGATTATAAATTGTATATAGTACCGATGTCTTCCGGTGTTTTAGATACAGTAACTGCCGCGAATCTATTATTTAATCATGCAGTATTGGCTTCCCAACCGGAGAATAAGCAGGAACGCTGTGTTTTCGCTGCGTTACCTAAGAATACTACTTATCAATCGGCAGCCACATTTGCACAAGATTATGCACATTCACGCATGATCGTACCTTATGCTTATGATGGTATATCGAAAGTAGTTGGGTTTACCGACGAATATGATATGCGTTTCTATAACGCTGCGTTGGCCGGGAAATTCTGTGCACAGCCTATCGGTCGTAACATTTCCGATGAAATTATTCCTAATGTATTGATTAAAGATAATCTAACTCCTGAACAGTTAAATTATTTAGTAGCTCGTGGGGTTTCACCGGCTCGTATTCGTGGTGAAGTGGTCTATAATGTAATGCTAATTACTACCGATACTACGTCGGCATTGACTGAAGACCTTGGTGTTCAAGATATCAAGGATTATGTTAGGAAGTATTGGCGCGAGAAGCTTTGGGAAGTCTTTAAGAACAAGCCAATCAATGCTAATCTTTTGGGACAGATTCATTCTTCGTCCGAAGGTATTCTTGAATATTTAGTATCCGAAACTATTTTATCTGATTGGCGCAATGTGGCAGTGAGTCAGGATACAGTAGAACCTCGAAAAGTTAATGTTTCTGGTGAAGTATTACCGGCTTATGGGTTACAATGGGTGGACGTAACTTTTACTTTTGCACTTAGCTTTTAGGAGTTAGGATATGGCCTATCCTCAGACTCAAGTACCTAATACTCAACATACGGTATTTTATGCCCATTCAATACACGTCAACGGAATTGAAATAGGGTCCTTTCAACGTATGTCTATTAGGCAATCTCGTACCACCGAACGTATTAGAGAGTTATTGTTTAGTCGCGGTCCTGAAGTGAAAGAAATCGTTTGGGGCGGTGTTGATATTACTATAGACGTTAATCGAGTGGAACTTTATAATAAGGCAATGTTGCAGGCCTTCGGATTTGAGATTTACAGTTTGGAAGATTTCAATCAAGCGGTTAATATCACTGAGATGCAGTTTAATCCAAACAACAACGGAAAAAGAGTAATCACCTATATGGATGCCGTAGCTTCGGATCTTTCCAAGGATATTGATCTTGGGACCGTTCATATTGCGGAGAGCATGACTTTTCAAGTAAGAACCATTCGTGGTAGGTTTACTTCATAGTAGTATTTTACGATACGAGGACGAACACGATGACTTTAGAGCCAGAGCAATTGAAACCTGATCAGTCTGTTGATGTAAAGCAATATCATATTTCCATTCTTGAAGATCTTTTTTATCTCGGTTATGCCAACTCAGATAAAATTATTATTTATAAAGATCCAGATAAAAATATCGAGATAAACGCTACTTTTAGGACTTTGACTCCTGCCGAACATAGAGATATTTTCGAATATCTCGAAAATTTCAATAGTATGGAAGCTAAAATCATTGCGGAGAAGATGGAGATTTTGGCCAGGGCTGTTCGAACTATTAATGATATGCCTCTTGTTCTTGATGCGGGAGAAAGAAAACAGTATAAAGACGTGTATGGTCATGACCCTTCTTCTTTAGAACAGGCTCGTTATATAATCGTAGAAAGAATAAAATCTGTGCAAGTTATAGACGCATTATATGAAGCCTATAATGAATTCGTTACTGAAGTTAGAAAGTCTTTTGAAGATGTTAAAAAAAAATTGAAGCATCAGAAATCCTGAGAATGGATTTAGCGATCATTTCGTATTTTAAAGTACTTCCTACCGATCCACGATATCGTAACTTAAACTTGGCTCAAAAGCTTATATTACTATCAACAATAGGCGATCACTATGAGTTTATAGGAGATCTAATAAAAATGGGAACTTCAAGAATAGACGGTTTGTTAGGTGTGGAACAACAGGATGACACTTATACTCACCATAATACCTTTTTTGAAAAACAGAGCAACCTTGGAAGAACTCTTGGTGTACCGATTTCTCCTGATATTATGAAGAAAGAAATTGAACATTTTTATAAAGAACAGGATATTCCGACGATAAATGCTTCTTCTCCTACTACGGACAGTGACGATGTACTTGGGTAATGGCTAAAGATACTTTCGACATAAAAGAGCTATCAGCCAACATAGAAAGTTATAAAGAAGCGCTTTCAGGAATGACTAATGAAACCGCCAGATCGGCGGATAATATAAGGACTATAGAAAACGCCATGCGGGGGATCGCTGCCTTACAAGCCCGTATGGGGGAGTTTAAGATAATCGATCCGGAACAGACTAAGCAAGTCTTAAAAGATGTAAAAGATCTAGAACAGCAGCTTTTACTTTTGGGCGTACCTTATGCGAAGCTATTATCCATCCGTAAGCAAGAAAAAGAGATAATATCAAAAGAAATAGATGAGATGGATAAACTGTTAAAAAAGTCTGAAAGAGAAACAGATATAATAGATGAGCTATTAAATAAATCTAAGAAAGAGGGAAGATATCAAGAAAGAATACAAAAATATGTAAAAGGTAAATCTCGTGAGTTAGGCAAATATGTTTCGAATATGGCTGGAGTACAGCTTTCTTTGATGGGTATTGTAGCACTGATCATTGAAAGCCTTAATAGTTTAAGGCGTATTAGCGCTATGAGTAAGCAAATAGCCTCGCAGTGGGGAGAAGGTCATCAAAATTTAAAGGGATCGGCTTCACTGATTTGGGAGATTAGAAAAGGATTCAAACTTACTTTTGAGCAATCTGGTAATTATCTGAAATCACTTTCTCAGGCTGGTTTTAATCTTAACCAAATGAAGCGTCTTTCTACTGAATTACTGGCGGTTGAATACTTGCAAGGACAGGCGGTAGCTGATCAAGTATCTCATATTAAAGATCTAGTTAATAACTTTATGCAAAGTGGGGATGAAGCTCAAACTTATCTTTGGACTCTTCGCGAGGCTTCGAAATCCTTAAACAAGGAAGACGGCGTTATTATGGGGATGAAAGAGGTAGTTGACGCTACGATATCCTTAGCTGATATGACGAAAGCGTATCAAGGAGATTTGCTGGGAGTGCTTGCTGTTTTCAATACGTTAGCTAGCAAAAAAATTGCTGATCGTCTCGGTCTCGGTGATATGCCGTTGACTCTTAGAAAATCTATTGCTACTACTATAGCTAGTATGTCTAGAGATCTTGAAGATGGCTGGAAGGCCGCCTTGGGGCGTGGCGCTACAGTTGCCGGGCGTATTATTGAATTTGAAAAATTACTTCCTGAAAAACAATTTGAGCGGTTGGCTAAGTTTGTTACAGAGAAAACCTCACAGTTTACTGGAGAAACTCAGGAAATTGCTACCAGGCAACTGCTCAAACAATTAGGATTTACTACTAAGGAAGTACAGGTCGTATTGGCTCGTGCTTTTCAGAAGGGTGCATTTAGTGAAGCTGGACTTTCTGGAGTGATGAAAGAAATAGCCGAGCAGCGCAAAAAATACAGTGACCTTCAGAGAAAGGCGCATGACCAACGCGGCAGACTTATAGAACAGGGACAAAGTGTAGCCAAGAATCTTGTATCACTCCAAACCTTATTAAAGCAATGGGTAGAGAATGAAATTCTTCCAATTCTTAGAGGTATTTTAGGTGTTATACGTAGATATACAGGAGATGATATTGAGAAAAAGAATAAAAAATTAGTGAACAGTATGCAAAATACACAGAGAACTATTCAAAAAGTCATTGCAGAAAAATATATTAGACCAGAAAGGAAAGAGGCTTTTGAAGAATTTATAAGATCCGCCGGAATCTTACCAAAAGTAAGAAAACTAGTACTTGAAAAATACTCATCAGATATTAGACTAGCTGAATCCCGTTTGGGTTGGCAAAAAACTGTTCCTTTAATTACACAGAAAGCTTTATTAGAAGTTAGAAGAACTGATGAGGAACGATTTAAAGCTATAATAAGAGAAATTAATGAAAACAATGTTAGTAAGGCACTGGACCTTATTCAAGGAGCTTTTAATCAGGAAAATATGATAGATCGTACCGTTCGAGGTGCTCAACAAGGCGTTAATGCTGGCATGTATAGGCAGATATCAGTAGGAGCTAAATCATAATGTCTAAGGGTGGGCAAATAGCAAAAACAGTTTTTGATATAATTACTCCTGAAGGACAAACGGAGAGGCTTACCTTTCGTAAGTTTGATGGTGATGCCTTGGCCAGAGCGGCTGAAAACGGCACTGACATCAAAGATAAAGATGTTGAAACTATCGTTTTAAAAATAAACCCACAAGAAATTCAGTATAATGAACCAAAGATCATTCAGAAAGTTCAAACCAACGCACCGGGAAGATTTGTAGTATTTGATTGGGGCACTGATTTATTAGCAATTACTATTAACGGAAACACTGGAAACATGATTCCTGGTATTATTCAATCCGGTTTCAATCCAGTTTCCGACGTGGTGGCTGATGTAGCAATGAAAATAAAACCGGATCTTAATATTGGGGCAGCTTTTGGTAATGTTACTCCGTATGCACAAAATGCTTTGATGGGTAATCTTACTTATTATGAATTGCTTGAAATGTCACCTAAATATAGGACTTTCCGTAAATTACACGAAATGTATAGGAAGTTTGATGCTGATAAAGACGTGTTGACATTGGAAATTGGTGATACTGTTTATCGTGGATACTTTGTCAGCTTCTCTTTTACACAGACCGCCGATAATCCTTGGAATTGGAAGTATGCTATAAATTTCGTTTCTTTAGCCGATCTCACTGCTAATGAAGTTCGTGGCGATGACACTTACGCAGAAAATGATTATATTATCGAAGAATGAAAGATACTATAGCAAAAAGCATTTTGCTGAATCTTTTTAGTAGGGGTATTGATTGTGGCCCTAATCTTAACTATAAACAGTATTTTCAATATGCAAACGAAACTTATTCGGATTTTGTGGACCGTACAAAGACTCCGTGGTTGATTCCGGCTGAAGTATATAATCCTAATATAAAAATAGCAATAGATTTTACTCATCAATTTGTATTAAATACAGATAACCTGACAATTTCTAAGAAATTTTCTGGGTACGGAAAATCTACTCAATACGAAGGAAGAAGAATAATTTCTAAAGATAATTTGAAACATTACGCTGTAGAATTAGTGAAATTTTTTTCATATTATTTTGATTATGTATTATCGTACGGAAAAAACAATAATTTGCAGTTTTTTATGGATAGACTTAATAATCTGAATTCTGAACAAGACGATATTTTACCTTTCCTAAATAATATAATAAACTATTTTTTGGTAGGAGTTTCTGTAGAACGTTCTCGAACCAATATTGGTTCTTGTACTATTACTCTTCGAGACAATCCAAATTATAAAGACGGGCAGCGTCTTAACATATTTCTTGATAAAACTCAAGACATACTTAGCCAATTGTTCGTACCAATGCTTCCAGTTATGATTTGGGCGCGGGGAAGATTTTATCGTGATTGGTATTTTCCAATTTTTGATGGGTACATAACCTACGCATCCTTTGTTAATAACAGCGGTTATACTACTCTGACCATTAATTGTAAAGATTCTTTGGAACTTGCCCGAATTAGCAGTGAGATGATAAATCCGGCCATTATTCAGGTAGAAGAATTTAGAAAACAAAGTGCTATAAACATATTTACTAAACCGTTTTATGGATTAGATCAGTTTACTATTTTTAACACTATGTTTCACGGAGGGAGTATTGTCTATTCTCAGAGTGGTGGGAAAATCATTAGTACAGACGAATTGGAAAAATTGAAACAAATTAAGAAACTGGAGCATGATAAAGGTGATTATTTAAACTTTACTGCTTTGGGAAATTTTGGTTATGCTTCTCAAGGGGATACAGCCTCTCAACAAAGTATGACTTCAGATAAGCTAGCCGAAGAAAAGGCTATTCACAAAGATAAATTTAATATTAAAGAATTGATAAGAAGGGTATCTCATGTAAGACGTCCTAGATATACTTCGGTATGGGGGCAAAAAATAACTCCTTACAGGATCTTCGAATTTCAATCAATAAATATGTACACCTCTGATTTTTCTAGTCGTCTTGATGTGCTTAGACAAATATCTTCCATGACGTACTATGAATTATATGTTGACGGTTATGGAAATGTACAGTTTCATCCGATGCGATTGGCTAATGAATATCTTACTTACGACGTTATTTATGACGTGAATGGTAATGAAAAAAGACACAGACACATATTTCCTGGAGTACAAATAGTTGGACCGGATGAACTTATGAACGTGAACACTGGATTGAACGTTGAAGAATTGATTACTTTTTTGCGTTTGAAGGGTATTGATCCAGTAGTTCGATCTCAACCTGAACCTTTAAGGTTGGTTGGCAGCGCGATTGACAGAAGATATATGGAAAGATACGGCTACAGAAGAGCAGAAATACAAAACCCGTTGTTTAATAATAATCCGGATATCAAAGACTTTGATGGTAATACGATAAAGTTTCTTGATTTAGCGGCTCGGTCCTTGCTCAAATTTAGAAACGCCGAACTCTATACACGTACAGCTAGCATGGTTTTTAGACCTGAACTAGATATTGCCTGTCCAGTGTTATTTACTGATGATAATAATATATTTTATATTCGATCTTTATCTCACAGCATCACTATCGGCGGGCAAGCGGTTACTAATATAAATTGTAATTTTGGCAGAAAAGATTATCAGATACCCCCAGACTTAGCCAATTACATGCTAATTTCCGAAAAAATGTATAAAACTAGCGGTGATTATATATCATATATACCAACTGCTAGTGAGTTACTGGAAAGTAGTAGACAGAATTTCATTGATCAGGAACAAGAAATGTATCGCGTACTTTCTAATGAAATGTGGGCAGAAATAGAAAAACAAGACGCCTCGATGGAAGAGATGAATGAAAGAAGGAAAAAAACCAAAAATAAATCCAAGAAAAAGAAAAAGAGAGATGATAAAGCTAAGCAAAAGTTAGATG